AGGTGCTTCATTTTATGTGCAAGCCGCAGGCCAACACCAATGGTTCAACGCCCCATCAGGCACGGCTGGAAACGCTATCAGCTTTACCCAAGCGATGACCTTAACCAACACAGGCAACCTGCTAGTCGGCACAACCACAGACAACGGAGCAAGGTTGCAGGTTAGTGGGACGGCTACGTTTAGCGATAATGTAACAATTACCGCAAGTACTGGAAATAGTCCATTAAGATTTACAAGTACAACCGCATCGAGTAAAATTGGTTATTTATATGCCGATGCAAGTATTATTGGAATTACTGACACTTTAAACGCTGGTGTTGCTTTAGATGGAATATTTTTTAATTCCACAACTAAACAAACCTTTTTGTTTAATAACGGTAGTATATCTTTAAGTTTAGCGTTATCAGGCGCAGCGACCTTTAGCAGTTTAGGAACTGGCACTGTATATTCTAACGGCGGAACGTTAACAAATACTAACCCGTCCGATTTTAACTTAAAGGAAAACATAGCGCCAATTAATTACGGGCTAGGTGAAATTTTGCAACTAAATCCAGTTACTTTTAGCTGGAAAAATGACACAATTAACCAAGGCAAGCAATACGGATTTATTGCGCAAGAGGTAGAAAAGATAATGCCAGACCTAGTTAAAAAGGGCGAGTATTTAGGGCTAGATAAGGAGGCAATATTTACAACCTTGGTAAAAGCAATTCAGGAATTAAAACAAGAAATAGACACTTTAAAAAACTAATAAAATGAAACAAATTCAACCTGTAACAATCTGGAAAAACGGCGAAAGCCAAGAGGCGAACCTACTAAACGCCGTGATTATTAACGACAACCTAGCAACGTCGTGCAGCTTCTACTACCAGCTATGCGCAAGCGGTGAAGGTACAGAGGCAATTCCGCTAGTTATCGGACAGACTTTGGCAGAAGGTAACCTAACAATGGACGGCGAAAACTACCTAGGCTGGGACGGCGCAAATGATTACGCGTTTACCTATATTGCCGAAAAATTAAACCTAACCCTAATAAACGAATGATTGTAAACCTAGCAATTGCCTTAACTGATATTGAAGGCAACAAAATTACAAATGAAAACGGCGACCAGATGTTTCTTAACAAAATGGTCGGAAACGCTTTGTTTTCAGCTGAGGAAAAAGAAGACCCGATTCGACTTTACGAGCTGGCTAAAAAGGTTTATTACGCAGAAGGCGAAATGGAACTAAGCAAAAGCGACGCGGATTTAATCAAAGAAAAGGTAAAGGCTAAAGGCTTTACTGTGCTTGTTTTAGGGCCGCTTTACGAGGCGTTAAAAGAAAAGTAATGTTAAACCACCACCAACAATTTAGAGGGCTAGAAATAGCCCTTTTTTATTTCCTATTAAATGCCTTATTTTTATGAAACGAAAACGAGAAAAATAAAAATGAATCATATACCACCATTCGAACAGGTTTTAGGATTAGGGCTAATTGGAACGCTTGCAAGTATTTTAGATATGAATGAAGCCCTCAAGTTTATGATTCTAATTTTAACGTTTTCTGGTTTGGTCATAAAGCTTTGGGAGCAAATTAAAAAGAGCGAACATTTTTTACCAGACCTTAAAAAAATCTGGGATAAAGTAAGCAAAAAATAATGGCAAAGGCGGTACAAGCAAACAAGCCAACGGCATTTGGCAAACGTAGAAACGGAAAGGCAAAAAAGAGCTATTCTAAAACTGAGCAAACGCCAAAAAGATATCGTGGACAAGGTCGATAAATCAAAAGCAATCCGCCTCGGAATCTGGGCGGTTTTTTTAATTATAATAGGCGCAATAGCTGCGTTTTTTTTACCAGAACATAGCGTTGGGTCTTTCTTTGACCTACTTAAAGCAATAATCACATCGTTAATTCTATAAATGGAAGAATTCAGACCAAGATTAAACCGCGCGGAATGGGAAATTATTAAAGGACTCAGAAACGCGCAAGGGGGGGGTGGGGTCTTAGAAATAGGTGACCTACATGAGCCGTTTTGCCTAGACGAATACCTAGAATTCTGCATTGAGCAAAAGAAGCGCTATAAATGCGAAAAGGTTGTTTTCTTAGGTGACGTAATTGACAACCATTACGCGTCTTATCACGAAACCGACCCAGACGGATTGAGCGCGGTTGATGAGTTAAATATTGCAATCGAACGGATTAGGCGTTGGCGCGATGCGTTCCCAGAGGCGGTTGTAATCATTGGCAATCACGACCGATTGGTAATGAGAAAAGCCTACACGGCTGGAATCTCAAAGAAATGGATTAAGACGTACAAAGAGGTATTAGAGACACCTAATTGGGAGTTTAAAGAGGAGCATATTTTGTATGATAATCTTTACGTACACGGCGAACAAGGCGGAGCAATTGCTAGAGCCAAATCCGACCTAATATCAACAATCCAAGGCCATCGCCACACGGAGGCTTATACCGATTTCGCGGTCGGTAAAAACTTTAAATTATTTGGGAAGCAAGTTGGTTGCGGAATAGACCGAAATAGCTACGCAATGGCCTACGCTAAGGCTGGAAAAAAGCCAGCGATTGGAGTTGGTATTACGTTGGATTATGGGAAGCTCCCATTTAACGTGATGATGGAATTATAACCTTTCTTATATTTGTCTCATGAAACGACGCATTCAATATATCGCAATCCATTGTACAGCAAGCCAGCAAAGTGCAACGCCAGCGGCTATTTTGCGCTACTGGAGAAACCATTTGGGCTGGAAAAACCCAGGATACCATTTGCTTGTCGACGCGGCTGGTCGCGTGCATCGTTTACTAGATTTCAACCTAATTGCCAACGGCGTTCGGGGCTTTAACCAAACCAGCGTCCACATTTCATACATTGGCGGAATTGACCGAAATGGCAAAGGATTCGACAACCGAACCGAAGCGCAAAAGAAAGCAATTATCGATTGTATAAATGAGGTTATCGCATGGTCTGACAATAAGAAACTAATTATCCAAGGTCATCGAGATTTCCCACATCAAAACAAGGCTTGCCCATGTTTCGACGCAATTTCGGAATATAAACATCTTGTCAAATGAAGGCGGTTTTGGAATTTGATTTGCCCGAGGATAATAAGGATTTTGAAACTGCTATAAACGGACATAAATATAAAAGCGCTCATTGGGATTTTGACCAATTGTTGCGCTCTGAAATAAAGTACAAAGACTTATCTGAAGATACTTACAAGGCTTATAAGTTTTGCCGCGAAGAGTTGAGAAAGATACTAGCAGAGGACAATTTATTTATCGAGCAATAATGCCGTTACCAAAACCAAAACCAGCCGAAAGCCAAAGCGATTTTGTAGGTCGTTGCGTATCCGACCCAATAATGGAGCGCGAGTTTCCTAGAATGGAACAAAGGCTGGTTGTTTGTTACGTTCAATATACTGGCAAAAAATGAGAAAAATTAAAGCTATTCTAAATCAAATCTGGCTTGGCTTTACAATTGCTAATCAAAACCGAACTTTTGGTAAATTATGAAAGAGTTACTAGACGACGAGCGGATTAGAATCGCGACCATTTCTTTTTTGATTGGAGTATTTCTGGCGTTCGTTATTTACCCAAAGCCAGAGATTGAAACCATTTACAAAACGGAAACCGTGACAAAAACAGACACTTTGTTTGTCGACAAATTGGAGACGGTTTACATTCCTAAAACTAGCATAAAGACAAAGGTTATTAGGGACACAATCCTAATCGATTATAAGCCTAAAATTAGCCTATTTGAGACGTCTTTTCCTTTCGAGCATGGAAGTACTAAGGTTAGCGGAGAAGTCCTAGGAGAAGTGCTAAAAATGACCGCTACGAACGATTATAAATTGCCAGTCGTTACGAATACGATAACCGAGACAAAAACTGAGACAATCGTAAAGAAACCGAAAGGAATATATTTGGGCGCTGGGGTCAACTCTTTGTTAAATCCGAGCGCATCGGTTTCGTACTTGGACAATAAATACTTGTTCCAATATCAGTTCCAGCCATTGCAGAACGTTCACCAAATCGGAGTAGCTAAAAAGCTATTCTAAAGGTTAACAAAGGTCTTTAATCTGTAATCCTATAGGTTTATTTTGGCTTAACAATATCCTTTAGCTGGTTAAAAATAGCCTCGCTTAAATCTCCCCAGTACATTTCGCATTTGCCATCCTTAATAGGCGGAACTGAGAAATAGCTTTGCTGATACTCGCTTGGCTCTGATGTGTAGCGGTAACAAGTTTCTTTGTAGGGACAATTTGTCCCCAGACATTTCGCGATATCTGGACTCATATTTTTATATTTAAATGCATACAATTAAACTCAATTTGTCCGATTTATACGGCATTGCATATAAAAAGAGCCTTTAATGTTAAAGATATCATACATTAATTAGCCTTTTTGTAAAGCTTGGTTGACGTTATCCGATAATCTTTAATAGGACAAGGTATCCGATTAAATCGTTTATAACGTCCTCATCGTCTTTTTCTAACGAGCCGTTTTTAATCCGCTTTAGTTTGTCATCGATTCGAACCAGTAGTCCCTCTCTAGCGGACAACTGGCTAAAGACCCCAAGCGGCTCAAGTGCTGAGTTGCCGTACTTTTGATTTTTGGCTATTAGTAAGTCGTTTATCTCGTCTAGTACAAGGCCAACTTGGACGGCAAAGAAATTTTTATCCATTGCTTATTATTTTAATCAATGATACCATGAGCAATCCAAGCCCAATCAGCGTTGGGGTCATTCTTAAAAGTCTTTTTTTCGTCATAATATTCAGTAAATGATTTGTACTGGTCGCCAAACGTGTACTGGCTTGATTTAAATTTAGACCGTCCCTTTTTGACTAGCAAGCCGTCGCCAAACAAAACGTAAAACTCATTTTCTTCTACTGGTTGATTTGTAGCCAAGTACTCAGACCAAAAATCAGCCGTCTTTCTGTTTTCGTCGATTACCTTGGATGCAACCAAGTAGCCGAATGGGTTTATAATTTCTGCATTTTCCATACGCAAGATAAAAGCATAAAAACCGACACTTGAAAAAAATATTCACTTTTGATTAAAATATTTTTACAAATTGTTTTGTTTCTAACTTATTTCTTATTTTCTTTGTCATACAAAACAAGCACATCTAACCAAAAGCACTATGAATACTCTAAAATTTAAAAAAGGCGAAGCACACAACTACGAAGCATCAATCAAAGTAAATGGCAATTTTTATGAATTTGGAATTAATAGTGGTAGTTCCAAATATTGGGGAATCAACATTTACAGAAATGGATTTCCTATTCATTTTGATGGGTACAATAACTCAACCAAAAAGGATTGGGTAAGAATGGCAAACTATTTTGCTGAGGATTTATTGGAAGGCAAAACAAAATAAATCACAGCCCTTCGGGGCTTTACTTTAACCATAAACAAAAACCCTATGAGCTACTCAGAAAACGAAACGGAACACTTTTACGACCAGCGCGTAGACTTTACCTATGAGGGACGCGACTACATTTGGTATGGCGACTACAAAGTAGAAACGACAGGCGACCCAGGAGACTACGACGTGCCAGCATATTACGAAACGGAGGTAGAAGTAACCGACACTAATTTTTGTACTTATTACGATGAGACAACCGACGAGGTCGTAGAAGTTGAGCCAACACGAAGCATACTTTGCCAGATAGAATTACAAATTGAACGAAACCTTTAAACAATCAAAACACCTATGAAGACACATTTTAAGAAGTTAAAAAACACAGAGTTTCTGGGCAGCTGGGACTTAATCGATGACAAAGGCCAGACTAAAAACATTGTCGCGACCATTAAGGAAATTAAAAAGCAAATGGTTCACGATGGTAAAGGCGGACAAAGCGAGTGCATCGTCTTATTCTTTAACGAATACAAGCCAATGATTGTAAACGCTACCAATCTAAAAGTAACGTCTAAAATCATGGGCTCGAATTACATTGAGGATTGGATTGGTAAGAAAATCGAAATCTCAACCGAAAAGGTGAGAGCTTTTGGAGAAATGCATGACGCGCTTAGGATTGTTAAAACATCGCTAGACCTTACGCCTCAGCATCCTAAATGGAACGGTGCTAAAGAGGCTATAAAGTCTCAAAAAGTAACCATTGACCAAATCAAAAAGCAATTCAGCATTTCACCAGAAAACGAGAAACTCCTATGCAACTAAACGAATTTAAAATAAGATGTTCGGCAATCGGTCTAATCATGACCGAGGCCAGAGCCAAAAGCGAGCCGTTATCCGCTACTTGCATTAGCTACTTAGAGCAATGGGTAAAGGAGCAATTGTACAACACTAAAAAGCAAATCAATTCCAAGTATTTGACCAAAGGAAACGAGGTCGAGATTGAGGCGATTGAGTATTATGCAGAGGCCAAAGACTTAGGCTTTGTACTTAAAAACCAAGACTATTTCGAAAACGATTTTATTACTGGAACGCCAGACCTAATCACAAACGGAATTGTCTACGATTTTAAGTCGTCTTGGGATTGCTTTACCTTTCCCCTATTCGAGACCAAGGTTGATAAAAATTACGAGGCTCAGCTACAAGGATACATGAATTTGACTGGCTTAAAAAAGGCGAAATTGGTTTACACTTTGCAGAATACTCCAGACCAGTTGCAATGGGACGAGCCAATTGATTATAGTATATACCCAGAGTATCTACGGATAAAAGAGTTTGAAATTGCCTACGATTCCGACTTTATCGAGCGCGTAAATAACCGCGTGATTGAGTGCCGTAATTATATTAAAACTAACCTCGATATAAAATGAAATACTTAGGAACAAAGATACAGACCCCAGGCGACCTAAAGCCGAAAGGTGTTCGCTCAACATACCAAACCGAAAGACTACCATTTAACCAAACCTTTGAGAGATTATGGAAACTAGCGAGATAATGCAGCAAGTAAAGAATCTATATCTTGAGGGATTGACTCGAAAAAAGATAGCTAAAACTTTAGGTATCGATGCGCAAAGGGTTGGCTACTTGTTATATAGCAAAATGCGGTTGCATGAAATTTACCCAAGAAAGCTAATGGAGGAAAACATTTTCCAGATACTAACCGACCACCAGATAAATCGAATTTTAACGCTGGCGACTTATGGTTACGGAATAAAGGAAATTTGCGAAGACCAGCAACTAGAATTGCGCAAGGTTAAAAAATTGCTAGAGGTTGCCGAGTCTAGAAATATGATTGAAAAAAAGGTATAAAATATTTTTTATTTCTTAGATTATAATTAATATTGCTAAACATTTAAACCAAACACCTATGGAGAATCAAATTTATTACGGCCCATTTACAAAGCAAGACGCAAAATATTGGTATTCCTACTATTCTGCTGAGTCAGCTATTGGCTCAATTGAATGGCCAGTCGCAAAACGATTAATGAACTTTTACAAAAGCTACTTATGAAAATCCTAAAAGACATCCTTTACTTTATCGTAGGCTTCGCGCCTTTGTTCATCTTTTGCTACATGATTGGCAAACATATTTCAAACTAAAACCCCAAAAACAACACCTATGGCACGCTACCTAATCAAAACCACAAAAGTACTAGAACTCAATATGGAGGTTCCTAAGTACTTTAAAATTAATCACTTTAATTACATGATGTTAAACCACGACGAGGTTCTAGTTGTGAAACCGTTGTACGAATCTAGCCTATTAGTTTATCCAGAGATTCGAGTTGATATGGTCACATACCTAGCCGACTTTTGGGCTAAAAATACACTTGAGCCAATGACCGAGTCGGAATTTCGCCAAGTATATACCGATACTACTTTGGAACTTGAAAAACTTATGAACTGAAATGAATTACAATAATGATTTTCGATATGACCTAGAGTTTGGCGTTGTCGAGGGTGAAACTTGGTTTCATAACATTGTAAGCAACTCAAAGATTGAGGTTAAAACCGACCGAATGACGGAGGTAACTGGCAACGTTTACATCGAATACCAAAGCCGAGGCAAACCCTCTGGAATAAAAACAACGCAAGCCGATTACTGGGTTTATAAAGTCGGTAAAGGGAAAGCAATCGTAATCGAAACGCTGGAGCTAAAAAAGTTATTGAGAGAATTAATTATTGATAAAAGAGCAATTACAAACGTCAAAGGAGGCGACGACAATACCAGCCTTGGCGTATTGGTTAAACTAGAAGATTTATTATGACAAAAGAGGAAATTATTAAAGAGCTGCAACATAGAGCGACCCAGAAATATCTAATTTATCTGGCGCTACAAGAAATCATGTTGGATAATTACGAGGATTGTAAGTTTCTCAAAGATTACGATTTCTACATTACGACCAAGCATAAAAACCTAATTGCAGACCTAAAACGAAACGCTACAAAGGCTTTTAGATTTCTGGAGGGATACGATGATGGAGAGAAAACAATAAAGCAATTCCACGAATTCGTTACCTTATTTGAGCGCTTACACGAATCAATCGACCAAGGCGGCTCGTTGTTTCACGATTGCCTAAATGCCATTGAACAAATACTAAACGACCATGAGAGCGCCAAATCTAACTGATTACCAGAAAGAGCTAATCTTCGAGAAATGGCAAGACCGAAAATCAATTAAAGTAATTGCAATTGAAATCGGACGGTCTTATTCTTGCGTTTATTTTCACCTAAAGAGCCGTTGTTTAGTTGGTTAAATAGAAAAGAGTTATATTTACTTATTGAATGTAACGTTTAAGAGGTCGGAGCCTTAGACGTTTCATAGGTGAAAACCAACCCAGCCCCATCGTCTCCGACCCGATTGGGGCTTTTTTATTTTCTATTATGAGCGGATGGATTAAGGTACACAGGCAATTATCAAACCATTGGATATGGGAGAAACCCGAGTATCTCAAGTGGTGGATGGATATTTTAATGCAAGCCAACATAGAACCAAAAAAGGTTTTAATTAAAGGCCAGCTAATTGAGGTCGGTAGAGGTGAGGTAATTTATTCTTATGAAACTTGGGCTAATCGCTGGAAAATTAACAAGTCTAAGGTTTTGAGGTTTTTAAAAATGCTGGAGAAAGATTCGATGATTGTGTTAAAAAGCGAAACGGTTACGACACGGCTAAGTATCTGTAAATATGATACTTACCAAGGTGAGCGAAACGATAGTGAAACGCAAGTGAAACGCACGCGAAACGATAGTGAAACGCAAGTGAAACCAACTAAAGAAGTTAAAGAATTAGAGAATGTAATAAGTAAAGAAACGTTTCTATCTCTGGTAGAAATAGGCGAAGAGATGGCAAAGGAAAAGCCAATGCATAGACCATACTTTAACAGAATGCAAGAGCTTTACAACCTAGACGATAAGACGGTAAAGGAATCGTTTAGAAAGTGGAAAATATTGAAAGAAGGCGAAACCATGACAATAAGCAAAGCCCAAAACTCATTTAACCTTTACTTGAAAAATAGTTTAAGTACTGGCTACAATGAAAGCAAGGGAACGGAAACGCCTAAGTACCCAAAATCAACAATACAAGACAATTGGTGGTAAGATGGACGATATAAGAAAGTTAAACGAGCTGAACCGAGATATCTGGGGATTAATAGTACAAGCCCAGAAAGCGCAAAACATGGCCTTAATAGAAGTAAACCTAAAAAGGCTCTATTCACTACAGAAAAAGTATATCAACATTATTAATTTACAGGATTACGAGATAAAAGGCCTTAAATTGATTGTCCAAGATGAGAAACGTCAAAAGGCATTTTTTGAGAAAGAGTGGTTTGTAGGAGTTGCACAAAGGAGCAACAATTACCAACACCTAAAAGAGGAAATCGATAAATACTTTTCGGAATGAGAAAGCACAACAAAATATTCGACCTAGACTTTTGCGAGTCATCAATAAAGACATTTGCTGGCCAACGCGAGTCGATGCTGCATAACTTTCGCAAAGGCAAAGAGGCTGGCTCTAAGACTTACGTTAGAGATATAGACAACATTCAGAGCGGAGGTATTCAGAATAAGATGTGGAGCTGGAAAGCTGGAGAGTTTAACCTTTGGACTGGATACAACAACGAAGGAAAGTCGCAGTTTCTAATTTTCCTATGTGTCCTAAAGGCAATAAACGAAGGCTGGAAATTCGCTTTTTTTAGCCCAGAGAATTATCCGCCAGACGAGTTTTTCGATGACATAATTCATACAATAACGGGGAAGAGTACCGACCGAGCTTACAAAAACTTTGACCTAACAGAGGACGAGTATTTAGCCGCGTTTGACTTGGTGAAAGACAATTTCTTTTTTGTTTACCCAGAGAAAGACGGAATCCCAGATTTTAGGATTGAACAAATCGAAAGCGTCTTTGAGTACCTAGTTTGGGAGAAAGGAGTAAAGGCCGTAATTGTAGACCCTTATATTAAAATTAGGCACGAGATGAGTCCAGGCGAACAGGAACACCTTTACGCGTCTAGATTCATGATGGATAGGATTAATTTTACTCGTAAAAACAATGTGTCTTATCATTTGGTAATGCATCAAACAACACCACGTAAAGAGAAAGACGGCAATTATCCGCCTCCCTCTCTCTATCAAATAAAGGGGGGGGGTACCTTTGCAGATTCGACCGACAACACAATTTCTGTTTGGAGACCAAATAGAGCAACAGACCCGAACGATACAACGGTAATAATTAAGACCGATAAGATTAAGAAACAAAAGCTAGTAGGCGTTCCATTTGAAATCACAATAGATTTTAACAGAAAGCGAAACCGATACATTGGTAAAGATGGATTCGATTACTTTGCAAACGCAAACATAAAAAGCAACCAATTTCCAGCGGTTGAAAAGTTTCCCAACTTGGGAACAAATGATTTTGAAACAGAAACTCAATTACCATTTTAAACAACTAAAACAAAACAATTATGAGCAACAAAATTTATTCTGGTTCAGCAAAGGTCGTACAAACTAAGTTCGGCGAAATGTGGAAAGTATCATTCTCCAAAAGTGATTTGGCCAAGTTGGTTCAATATCAAAATGACAACGATACCGAATGGGTAAACCTAGTAATTAAGGAAAAACAACAAAAGGTCGAAGGTAAACCAACGCATTACCTAGAGGTGGACGAATGGAAGCCAGTAGAGGTGGCAAACAAGCCCACCACGGCACGAACTATGGAAAGTGATGCATTACCATTCTAAATGAAAAAGAAAGACTTATTCGCAATCTTTGCAGCGCTGGTAGGAATTACCCTACTGGCTCTGCTAAAGGTTTCGGGATTGCTACCTTTTATGGTTTTGCTTTCCCTCTGGACTTTGGGTTGGTCGTGGATTTATAACCGTTGTAAATGATACAATTTAAAATAAACGAGAAGCCGTTGAGCGTAAACCAAGCTTGGCAAGGTAAACGCTTTAAAACCCCTATTTACAAAGCCTACGAAAAGGAAATGTTGCTAAGGATGCCAGCTGGAAAGATAGACCTAGACCAAATGCTAAGAGTTGAGTTTTTCTTTGGATTTAGCAATAAAGCCTCAGACGTTGACAATCCCGTAAAATTACTTATCGATATTGCCCAAAAGAAATACGGATTTAATGATATGAATATTTACGAGATTAACATTCGCAAGTGCATTGTAAAGAAAGGAGATGATTTTATACACATGGGGATTTATTATCTGTTACCTTTTTAAACAAAATAGTTACAAATAACTTGGATATTAATTTCAATCCTATATTTGCGTAAACATTAAGCAAATGAGCATTTACGAGGGACTTTTGATACGGAAAGCACGCAAAGCCGCTGGTTATACTCAGCTCGAACTTTGCGATAAATTAGGACTATCTCACGCGCCTATAAACCAAGTCGAAAACGGATTGGAATCGATTAGCCTAAACAGGCTGAGAACAATTTGCGACGCGATTGGTTTGGAGGTTGTAATAAGACAAAAAGATGCCGAAAGGATTGCCAATAACTAAGCCAGATTACTCTCTGGAAATTCGTTACCGATTACGAGACGGCCAATGGTCTCAATGGTCGAACAAAGGGAAAGGTAAGTTCGAATCAATCGAGCTTGTACAACGTCAAATTAGGACTTTAGCCAGCGCGTATCAAATGCGCGAGAAAGAGGTTCGATTTGAATGGAACGGAAAGCTTTGCGACTTTACAGGTAATCCAACTGGAACAGTAATAACTTTAAGGTAGATTATTTTGGGTTTGATTGACAAAAGGACTTGGCCGCGTGGCTGAGTCTTTTTTTTTATACCTTTGAACTGAATAAACAGATTTTATCACATGGGACAAAATGGAGGAGCAAGGCCAGGAGCTGGCAGACCGCCAAAGGCGGACGAGATAAAAGTGATTGAGCAAATGGACGCCGTAGCCGTTCCAGAAAAGATTTGGAAAGCGTTACTCGACCGCTGCGAGAATGGTGATACCCAAGCCATTAAGACTTGGTTGAATTACCGATTCGGAATGCCTAAGCAGACCGTTGACGTTACAAGTTTAGGAGAAAAGGTAACGCCTCCGATTGAGTGGCTTAAATCCAAATAATGGAATCGATAAAGCTATTAGACAAATACCAACCGCTTTTCTTTGAGCAGCCTAAGACGCGCTATTATTTGATTACTGGCGGTCGAGGCTCTGGTAAGTCTTGGACTTTGTCTTTGTTTCTGTTAAACCTAACCTATGAGGAAGGCCACGTAATATTATTTACGCGTTGGACTTTAACGAGTGCGTTTATTTCGATTATCCCCGAATTCATTGACAAAATCGAGTTAATGAATAAAGCGGAGGATTTCGAGATAACGCAATCTGAAATCATCAACAAAGCTACTGGCTCAAAAATCCTATTTCGTGGCATTAAGACCAGCCAAGGCACGGCCACGGCTAACCTCAAATCAATTGCTGGAGTTACAACCTTTATTCTAGATGAGTCCGAGGAATTAATGGATGAGGATGTATTTGACCGCATCGACCTATCTATTCGAGCCGTAAACAAGCCCAACCGCGTAATTTTGGTAATGAATCCTAGCTACAAATCGCATTGGATTTATACGCGATTTGTGAAGCATCCACGGGAAGACACAAATTACATTCATACAACCTATCTGGACAACCAGCTAAACCTCAGTAAATCATTTGTTGAGCAAGCCGAGCGGACACGACGCGAAAACCTACACCGCTACAACCATTTATTTCTTGGTGAGTGGCTCGAGGACGCTGAAGGTATGTTGTGGAATAGGCAAATAATAGAACGTCTTAGAATGGCTAATCCGCCACAATTAGAACGCATCGTGGTATCGGTTGACCCAGCGGCATCGGCTAACCTAGACTCAGATGAGACTGGTATAATTGTTTGCGCCAAAGATTCAAACGGAAACGGCTACGTTTTAGAAGACTTGAGCGGAAAGTATTCACCTAGTCAATGGGCTTCGATTGCGGTTAAAGCATTTGAGCGCTGGAACTGCGACTGCATTGTAGCGGAAAAAAACATGGGTGGCGACATGGTCGAGAGCGTTTTGAGGTCGCAAAACACAAACGCACGAATAAAATTAGTAAATGCAACAAAGGGAAAGTACGTGCGAGCCGAGCCAATCTACTCTCTTTATGAGCAAAATAAAATTTATCACATTGGCCAATTTCCAATCCTAGAAAATCAAATGATTACATTTGACCCAGATAAAGGCAAATCCCCAGATAGAGTAGACGCCTTGGTTTGGGGCTTTACCGAACTACTTTTGGGTTCTAAATTCACGTTTTCAATATGAGCAAAGAAACAATCGCCTCCCTAATCCTAATGTTTATTAGCTACGTTCTAATCGCATTTGTAACGCTAGATTTTAATCCGTTAAGCTGGCATTGGATTGCTCGAGCCGTAATGGTTATAATTTGGTTTTATGGCCTTGCATTTTTAGAGAAAAATAAATAGGTATATTTGTTAAAACGAATATGCTATGTTATTGAAGGCCTTACAAAATTACATTAAGCCGCAAGTGATGCCAACCGTCACTTATCCAGACGTCAACTTACTTAACCAGATACTTTACGGCCAGTTTACGGCCTCAACGCTTGTTGTTTGGTACGATGCCAACCAGCAAACATTTATCGACCAAGGTTACAAGGGAAACGCTTTGGTTTACTCAATCATTCGCAAAATCGCCGAGAAAGGTAAGCAATGCCCGACCTACGTTTATAAGGAAACCGAAGCGGCTAAGAAATACAGAGGCGGAAAGTACAACTCTAAAGAGCTTAACAGATTACAAAGCATAGCATTTCGCAAAAAGGAATTAGAAGACGTTAGCTATTCCGACCCAGTAAACCAGCTAATTAAGAACCCGAATCCAATGCAAACTTGGTCGGAGTTTCTTGATTCGATGCTGACGTGGTACAATACCAGCGGTGAAATATTCGTTTACGGATTCGCTCCAGCTGATGGCCTAAATAAGGGCAAAATAAAGGAAATGTACGTAATGCCGTCCAACTATGTGGAGATAGTAGCTGGAAACTTATTCGAGCCAGTACGAGGCTATAAATTGATAATTGGCGACCAGAACATTGAGATACCAGCCGACCAAGTATTGCACATTAAAAACACGAACCTAACTTGGGATTTGAACGGCGCACAATTGCGCGGAATGCCGCCGCTTTTGGCTGGTTTAAAGACATTACAAGCCAACAACGAAGCAACCGAAGCAAAGCAAAAGACTTTCCAGAACGGCGGCGCTAAAGGCATTATTTCGCCTAATATAACAAACCCTGAGTTCTGGCCGTCTCCAGACCAACGCGCTAAAATGGACGAGCGTATTGACGAGAGAATAAACGGAAATAAAAACATCAACAAAATTGTTGCCTCTTCAATTCCTTTGCGCTATGATGCAATTGGATTGAGTCCAGTTGCAATGGATATTATTAACTCTCAAAACATGGACTTGCAAACGCTTTGCGGTCTGTGGGGAGTTAACCCAGTTCTATTCAGCTCCAATGCAACTTTTGCCAACCTAGAACACGCGCAAAAGGCTTTGGTTACCGATGTAATCATGCCTCAGCTCCAGATGATTGAGGAAAAGTTTACTCAGTTCCTCGGCAAATCTTACGGCATGGATTACGTTGTGGACTTTGATATTAGCAGCTTTTCCGAGTTGCAACCAGACGTCCAAGTAATTCTGGATACTTACGGCAAATCTCCGTACTTTACTGGTAACGAGGTTAGAAGCCTACTTAACTGGCACGCAAGCGAAGACCCAGCCATGGACGTGCATTGGATTCCTAGCAACGTGATTCCAAGCGAGGAAGCTTTAGGTAATGCAACAACTGATTTTAGCGATTTCCCAGCGTAAAAAATGAAGCTAATAAATTATGCCAAGGAAAGAAGGTCGGCACAAGCCGACTTGAAGAGATACGAACGCCTTGGTATTAAAATATTTACTGCGGCTTTAAAGCTACAAGCTAAGCCAAATCCGTCGCCTTTGCCAATGCAAGAGGCTTACATTAAGTTTTATCAAACGGTCTTTGTTGAGTCGGCGACAAAAGAGTTTAACAGAATAAGAGAATACAACCAAGCGAAAGCATACGTCCCAGACGGCTTCTTTCTTAACACTTGGAAAGAGTGGATTAAGGACTGGGTTTTGCAAAACCTTGGAACGCTAATAACTGGCGTAAACAATAACACATTAGAGCAAATACAAAAGATACTTGGCGAAGGTATCGAGCAAGGTTTAAACCCATTCCAGCTTGAGAAACTTTTACTTGAGCAAATACCAAACATTGCTAGAGCTAGAGCCATTGCCAGAACAGAATCAACGCGCGCTTACAATGAAGGTAAAAAGCGTTCGGCTCAAGACTGGGCAAGCCAAACAGGCACAACACTTTGGAAAATCTGGTTGCACGGCGGTTCACGAGAGCCAAGGTTTCAACACATACAAGCGCAAGACAAGCCGATAAGAGCCGACCAACCTTTTGTCTTTACTACTAAAGGCGTCGAGGTATTCATGGACAAACCAGGAGACCAGAACGGCGGAGCGGCTCAGACTATTAATTGCAGTTGCGTTGTGGTGTATATTTCCGAGGCATACGCGCGTCGAAACTTTCCTAATACGTTTACTGCTTTACCTCCTTTGACTCGACCAGCTGCGCCTTTAACGGCTCCAGTTATAACGCCAGCATTGCCTCAGCAATTAGATGGTTTTAGATATGCCACAACATTGAAAGAGGCTAAAGAAATATCAGCTAATATAATTAACCAAAATACCCCATTAAAGGTAAAAAGCACATTTATTAGCGATGAGATGACTTTGGATAAGTTAAATCGATATAATGAGCAATTAAATAAATTGACCAAAGAATATAATTTATCCCCTCATTTAGATGATAAAAGCCAAATTGAATTACTTTATCAATCAACAAAAAAATCTTATGGATTTGTAGAGTCTTACCCTAGTAGGATTTCAATAGTAAATTTTGGGCATTCAACTGCAACTAAAGCACGATTAGGCCCGAGAGTTGATAGAAGTACTTATTTTGCAACGTATGCAACAAAGTCAAAAGCAGACGAAAGCAATGTTGAATTGGCAACATTAACGCACGAATTTGCGCACGTTATTTCCATTAAAAATGATTTTGCTATATACAAATATCCCCAAATGAAATCGTTTTGGGACGAAATGGCTAAATTAAAACGCAAATACAGAAAGGATGTAAAAAGCCTAATTTTAGATAAAAATTATACTGATTTGGAAAACGTGTATTTAGGAGATTATGCAGATAAAAACTTAAACGAGTTTATGGCTGAGGGATTTGCAGAGTATAAATTGTCATCGAATCCAACAAAATACGCCAAAGAAATTGGTGAATTAATTGATAGATACTTTAAGAAATAAAAATGGAAGCGGTAAATCTAGTCTGTTTTAGATGCAAAAATTATAGAAGGTTTAAAGGTGGTTGTTTGGCTTTTCCAAATGGAATACCAGACCAAATTGTAAGCGGAGAAAACGAGCATTCTAAGCCATTAAAAGGCCAAAGAAATAAAATTGTATTTGAGCAAATGGTTGAAAGCGATTTAGAGCAAATCAATAGCTTTGATTGATTGAGCCATTTAGCCTTTTGTTTGGTAATAATTTTTATCTGTATATTTGTCTAAACGAATATACGATGTTAAAGAAAGGACTCAACCAAGGCTTTGCCGACTCAGATACCAAGCAAGGGATTGTATCTGGCTATTTTGCCATGTTTGGCAACAAAGACCTAGACGGAGACGTAATCGAGCAAGGCGCGTTTACCAAGACGGTAATGGAACGCGGCCCCGAGGGAAAGCAATTGATTAAGTATTTACTTGACCACGACAAGAACAAGGTAGTAGCTAAGATTACAAACCTTTATGAGGATAACAAAGGCTTGCGTTACGAGGCTAAAATTGGAACTCACGCAGCTGGTCAAGACTTTCAGAAAATGATTGAGAGCGAACTAATTAACCAGCATTCATTTGGCTTTAGAACTATTAAGGAGCAATTCGATTCTGATGCCAAAGCAAACCTAATTAAAGAGGTTATGATGTACGAAGGCTCAGCAGTTCAGTTCTTAGGAGCTAATCCAGAGACCACGTTTATTGACCTTAAAAGCGAGGCGGACGCGTTTGAGTACCTTGGCAGACTAGAAAAGTTTGTAAAGACATCCGACGCAACCGACGAAACATTGGAAAAACTAGAAAATCAACTCAAATCACTTTTGGACGTTCTAAAGCCAGCCGAAGCTACTTTGGAAATTAAGGAAGCCGACGCGGTCGAAATAATAACAATTAACGAACTTAAAAAACAATTTGAATCATGGAAAATTTAACAATTGATGCCGTTAAAGCGGTAATTGCTGAGGCTGGTGAGGCCATTAAGGCAAAGGCGTTCAACGCCGAAGTAAAAGCTACTGAAGCTTTTGACAAAGCTGAGGCTTTGCTAAAGTCTTTTGCTGGTGTTGTAACCAAAGAGGAAGCAGCTGAAATGCAAAAGCAACTTGATAAGCTTGACATTGCTCTACAAAAGAATGCAGTAGAGAAAGAAGTAAGCGCAGAAGATTTTAAGTCTGCATTTATGAAGGCTTACGCTCCAGTTAAAGCTGAAATCGAAAGATTGAAGTCTGAGCCTAACGCTCGTCTTAAGGCTCCTTTGGTATTCGAAATCAGCGAGAAAGCAGTTGGAACTATTACCCTAGCATCCACAATCGCTAACGAAGCGTCTTCTGGACAAGTAACTATCTCTGAGTTTACAGGTGTTGTTTCTCCTATCCGTCAGCGTTTGTTGACTTACTTGGCTAACGCTTCAGTTGGTGCAATCGGTACTCAGTATGCAGTATGGGTTGAAGAGTACGACCAAGAAGGAACTCCAGTAATGATTGGCGAAGGAACTGAGAAAACTCAGTTGGACGTTCAATACAAAGAGCAGAGAGCTAAGGTTGAGAAAATCGGTGTACACATGAAGGTTTCTATGGAAATGTTGGAAGATGCCGCTTACTTGGCTTCTTACATCCAATCCAATGGCGTTAAGCGCGTTGAGACTGTAATTGAAAACCAATTGTTTACTGGTAACGGAACTTCTCCTCAGCTTGCTGGTTTGTTGTCTAAGTCTACTACTTTCACTGGTTCTACTATGGCTGGTAAGGTTGAAGCTGCTACTAACTGGGATGTTATCCACGGAATCATCGCTCAGGTTAAAGCTGCTAACGGAACCGCTACTGGCGTATTCGTTGAGACTGGAGCTTACCACGTTATGCTTTCTGAGAAAGACGGCGACAAGAATTATATCCTACCAGCTGGCGTTACTTTCAACGCTAACGGCGGAATCAATGCTTGGGGCGTTCAGATTATCCCAACCAACGCTTTGACTGGAACTGCTGCTGATTTCGTAGGTGGTGACCTTTCAGTAATCAACGTACGTTTGAGAAGCGGACTTCAGGTTGCAATTGGAGAGTCTGGCGATGACTTCATCGACAACTTGAAGACTGTAAGAATTGAGCAGCGTTTGGTGCAGTTTATCTCTGCTAACGATACTCCAGTATTGGTTAAGGGTGTTTTTGCAACTGCAAAGGCTCTTCTTGAGACCACTTAATAGTGTTTTGTGTTTAGTGTTTAGTGTAAAAGGGCGGGAATTTTTCCCGCCTTTTTTTGTTTAACTAATTGAAAATGATTTACTTTAAATATTAAAAAATTAATTATGGCAACATTTACAATGTGTAAGCCTCAAAGATGCAAGCTTAAACTAACTTGCGAGCGCTACACGGCTAAAGCTGGCGATATGCAAATTTACTTTGATAAGGAGCCAAGCAACCCAGATGGAACTGGGTGCGAAATGTATTTTAAGAAAAATTGTAAGCCTTGCGGCGAAATCTAAACAACTAAATATGAATATTACCGAAGACGATTTCTTAAAAGCGGAAATCGAAAGCTTAAATTTAACCTTTGCCAATCGACAATTTGTGGCATTAGCTCAAGAAGTTTCCGATTATTGCAAGACTTTAAACCCCAAAACCGTCTTGGACTATGGTTGCGGGACTGGCGTTTATGCTGAGGTGTTGCGACAAAATGGTTTTGATATTACGGCGCAAGATATATTTAAATCTCACCGCGATTATTGCAAGGCGAATTACCCAGATTTAAAGGTAATACAAAAGCCAAAGCAAGCCGACCTTATGTTGTGGATTGAGGTTGCCGAACACATGACCGACGAGGAAATAGCCAAGGCATTAAAGGCGGTAAATCCTAATTACATTCTGTTTTCATCAACTCCAGAAACGACAGATTTTGACGCTGATTGGGGACACATAAACATTAAGCAACCTAAAGAATGGGTCGATATGTTTAAAGCGTTTGGTTACAAAATGATTGACGAGCCAAAAACACCTACACAATGGGCGCTCACGTTCCAAAAAATCTAATTTACTTCATTTACTACGGCGGAAAGATAACGCATTACCACAGGCTTAATTTGGCTTACCTAAACAAGTATTGGAATTTGTTTGATGGGCAAAAGGTAGTAAAGGTTGCGATTGATTTGGGATACAATGCCAAGCCAATATTGGGGCTATTGCCAAAGGACTGCAAGGTTGAATTTGTAGAAAATAATAGAACGTTTGGAGAGGCCGTACACTTTGCCGACTCAATTAAAAGAATGAGCAATGGCATTACCTTTTATAGCCATTGTAAAGGCGTCTCACGTCCTGTAATGCGTGGACTAGACAAATGGATAGCTCATTTATACGAGGCTAATTTAGGGGCTATTCCAGACCTCTCAGAGAATCTATTCTCTGGGACTTGCGGTAAGCTTTTGCCGTGTCCGCCTTACGTTCCGCAACACTTTCATTACTCTGGCTCTTTCTATTGGTTTAATACGGATAAAGTAAAAGCAAAAATTAAGGAGCTACCAATGGACAGATATTTAAGCGAAAGGTTTCCAGCCATAATCGCAAATGAAAGCGAATGCCTATTTAAGTATCCTAGCTTTAATAAGAATTTGAATTACTACGACGAGCGCACATGGGCGACCCTTTAAAAATATTTTATTCAAACCCGTTTGACTTAGATAAAAATATAGGTAAAGCCTACAACCAATACTTGTCTAGCCTAAATGCAGCCGACGACGATTGGATTGTAATGCAAGATGGTGACATTTTGTATTTAACTCCAGACTGGGGCAAAAGGATACACGATGCATTGTCTATAGATGGAGACAAATTCGGTTTGGTTGGATGTTATACTAATAGGCTAAGGTCTAAGCATCAGTTGCACAATAAAGCCTTTAGTTACGATTTGGACGTGCGCAATCACTACGAAATCTCGATGGCTTACCAAGGCCAAGGCATTGAGGAAATAAAATTGTATATCGCGGGATTCTTTATGGCCTTTCAGTACAAGACTTGGAAAAAAATTAAGTTTGCCGAGAATAGCCTAGCTTTTGATTCGTTGTTTTCGATGCGAGTTAAAGAGCTAGGTTTAAAGGTTGGCCTAATTCGTTCGCTTTACGTTTTCCATAGTTACCGACTTTGGTCGGACAATGAGCCGTGGAATGAGAAAAAACATTTACTAAAATAAATAGTATCTTTATGATAAAATTATTGGTTGACCTAGAGCCGTTTGAGAAAGGCCAAATTGTTAGCGTGGGCAAAACCTACGACACGTATTTGGTTGACAAAGGATTGGCAGTCTGGGTTAAAATGGACAAACAAGACTTTAAAACGAAATGAGTACGACCAAACCTTTACAAATTGTCTACAATTACCAAGTAGCTACAGAGCCAATCACTTTGGCAGAGGCTAAGGCTTGGTTGCAAATCGACTTTAACGACTGGGATTCGTTGCTAACTGGTCAATTGATTCCAGCGGCTAGAATCGAATCTGAGAAAGCCAGCGGAATGCTTTACGTTCAAAGGAATGTGACCGTGTCAAATAACAAGCGCGACGAAAGGATTTATCCAATCGGGCCTTGGGTTGCAGACGTTACAACCGACGAAACCGAGATTGAAAATTACACTTATTCAGCTGGTTTTAATTCGACAAACCTTTTGCCGCAAGACCTACGAATTGCAATGCTTAAAAGGATTGCAACTGATTTCGCGTATCGACAAAACATGATTAGCGTGCAGGAGCAATACTTGCAAAAGGCCAGCATTACAACCGAGTTAAAATATAGAGCGGACTTATTCGTATGATAAACTTTGGCAAATACGACCAGAAAGTTGAGTTTATATCCTTTCAGACAATTAGCGACGGCGCTGGAGGCACAATTGTAAGCCCAACAACGCTTTTAAGTACGTTCGCGTCAGTTAAGCAGACTAGAGGAAATAACGCCTTAGAATCTGGGGAAATGGTATTGCCGAACACTTACCAAATTGCAATCCAGTATCGAGCGTCTTTTGTCCCAAGCGAGATTTACCAAGTACTTTATCGAACAAGATATTACAAGATTACTGGCGTGCAATTGAACGACGAGAGAATGCACAAAGAGTACATTATTAACATGGTTGGAGTGTAATGGCGGTTACGGTAAAAGGATTGGATGCGGCTTTAAAAGACTTGGACAAGCAAGAGCAAGTTGTCATCGATGCCGTTAAAGATATTTTAGCAAGTACTGCAACCGATATTGAAATAGAGGCCATTAGAAACGCTCCTAGTAACTGGGAAGGCCAGCCTTTAAACATTAAGCAAAGGATTGATAAAGTAGCTGAAAATAATGGTTTAGGTTGGCGCGTAGGTGTTCAATCTGGCGACCCAGTCTTTGAGATTGAGGCTTGGTTGGAGTTTGGAACTGGACTAAGCGCGAGAGAGATTTTAAGCAATCCACAATACACGCAAGAGGTTCGCGACATTGCCAGACGCTTTTACAGAAACGGACGCGGTCGAATTGTTGGCCAGCCTTACCTTATGCCAGCTTTCTTTAGGAATACGGCTAATTTAGTTACTGATATTGAAAACGAGATAAACAAAGATTTAGGATGAGAGATATAGCAACCGATATAAGAAAGGCCGTAATTTCCGCGATTTCACCTTTGACACTTAGTGGCGTGACTATTCCAGTAAGAGATACGGAATTGCCTCCAGGAATAAATCCAGCTAACTACCAAGGCTCGGCTGCTTTTGTGTTGATTACCGACCAGAACGAAGCGGAAACAACAAACAATGATTGTTCGGTAAGACAAAACGCAACGTTTCAGATTAACATTGTAACAAAGTTTGCCCAAGGTAACGGAGGTAAATTATTGTCGGAAAATATTTCTAATGCTATTCAGCTAAAAATGAATCTTGACGATTTAGTTTTGCCAGCGGATTTGCAAGCGGTAAACATCCGTAAAAACTTTAGCCGCGTACAAATTGAGCAAGGGTCTAGCCAAATAGCTTACCAGAAAATTTTGTCTTACACATTGGATATTTTCCAAGTGTCTTGATAAATAAAAATTTATGTATATTTGTTAAAACGAATAAGCAATGGCAACATATCAATTAGGCAACTTCTTTACCTTCGAGTGGAACAATCTTCCAGTCGTTTGTAAAACCTCAGCTTCTGTTTCAATTTCCAACGAAGGAGTAACCGTGCGAAACGATTGTACTGGTGACTACGGAGTTAGACTTGAAGGCGGCGATAAATCTGGCTCTTTCTCTTTCTCTGGAGACCTAGACTTTTCCTCAACTGGCTCAACCAACCTTTCCGCTTTCGACCTTTTCGAGGAAATCGGAAAAGTATTTGAGCTTGTATTTGGTGGAACTGAATCTGGCGACAAAATTATAACCGTTGACGCTCAACTAAACTCAGTTGAAATTACTGCGGAAAGAAACTCTCAAGTATCTTTCTCTGGAACTTTCGACTTTGCTGGCGCTCCAGTTATCACGGTAATACCAACCTAAACTAAATATATGGCTAAATACCATTCAGCTCCTTTTAAAGAAGGGGAGATTTTCTTTTACCCAAATTTGGGCGCTTTGGCGAACTTTGAGGATTTTACAGGACTTGGAATTGCAACGGCTTTTGATGGCCAAGCAATACCTAAAATAGATTTGATTTATGCTTTGTTGCATGAGTGCCACAAAGTTGCTTGTTTGCGTAAATCAACTAGCCCAGTAAGCCTCGACGAGTTAAAAGTTTGGATTGAGGGTAAAGATGTAATGAAACTATTTAACGACGTTTTGGCCGACTTGCTTTTAGAGTTAGGCATTGGTGAAAGCCAAGAAAAAAAAACGTAAGTGAAGACGAGACCGAGGAATATTCGGCTCGTGAAAATTTAATGCTGCTCGTAGGACGGACTAAGGTTCCCTATGAGCAGCTTTTTTGTTTAAGCCGTAAAGAGTTAAAGGCATTGGTAAAAGGTCATGAGATAGACCAAAAAGACATGATTGAGGCCATGAGAGTACAAGCCGTAATTGGTTTGCATCCACATTTAAAAAAGGGAGCTAATTTAGACCCAACTAAACTTTGGCCTTTGCCTTGGGACAATAAGATTAAGCCTTTGGAGTCTACCCCTCAAGACTTTGCTAAAGCGAGGAAATTGTTGGAAATTGCAAGTAAACTAGAGAAAAATGGCAAATCCAAGAATAGAGGTTGAAATAGGCGCAAACGTAGCTGGGTTAACCGCTGGCGTTAATAAAGCCACTACAGACCTAGACAAATTAGGCAAAGCGGCACAAACAACCGCGCCTCAAGTTCAGAAATTAGCACAGGCCACGAGCGGTTATAATTCAGTTGGCGTAGACTTTGCCCGAATTGTACAAGATGCCCCATTTGGTATTATTGGCGTTGGTAACAACATTACTCAGTTAGCTGGGTCTTTCCAGGTGTTAAAAAATCAAACTGGGTCAACTTCTACGGCTTTAAAATCAGCATTCGCCTCAATTTTTAGCTCTGGTAACGCTTTAATTTTAGGTATTTCAGTTTTAACAACGGCCTTTACTATTCTCCAGCAAAAGGGATTCTTTAAATCTGAAGAGGCTGCAAAGTCTTTAAATGAGCAATTAGAAGATTATAGAGAAAAATTAGATGGAATTACAAAAGCAAATTTAGAGGGAGCAATTAGCGCTCAAAAGGAAATATCAAATCTTAAGCTATTACAAACCCAAGCTGAAAACACAAATCTTAGTCTTGAGAAAAGATTAGCAGCGGTTAATGAATTAAAGAAAATAGCGCCTGAATATTTAAAGAATTTATCGGACGAGCAAATATTAACTGGTAATGTGGGCGATGCTTACAAGTCTCTAACCAATGATATTTTGGCATTGGCAAAGGCTAAAGCGTTTTCAGCACAAATAGATAAAAACTCAGCAGATACTTTAACTTTATTATTACAAGAAGAGCAAAGGGCAATTGTAATTAGTCAAAAAAGACAAGACCAAGAAAGAGCAAGAAGAGAAGACGAGCAAAGAAGGGCAATCGGTACTGCTGCTGGTGGTTTTGGTTCTGCTGCAATTTCTGAGGCTGCAAGTATTGAAAGTGAAATAAACAAACTAATTAACGAGCAGGTTAAAAGCTCACAACAAAGAGTAGTTTTAGCAGAGCAAAATTTAAAATTAGAATCTGGAATTGTAGGATTTAGTTCCCAAGGCGCAAGCTTTGCAAAGGTTAAAGTTGAAACAACAAAGGAATTAAACAAAGAAAAGCTAAAAGGACTAACATTAGAAGATGATTCAATAAAAAATGTAGAATTTGGTAATCAGCTACAGGATGAAGCAAAGAAAAAGCTACAGTCGTTAATTCCAGAGCTAGAAAACGTAAAAAATAAATTTGCAGATATTAACTTAACTGGCGCCCCAGTTTTAGAAATAGCAGATATTGATGACTCAAAATTAACCGAATTTGTTTTACGATTGGCTGAATTTAATGCTCAAGTTGCTGAGGTAATTCAAAATGGCGCTCAACAAACTTTAGGTGATTTTGCTTTTTCAATTGGAGACGCTTTAGGTAGTGGTGGTAATGTTTTAAAGGCCGCAGGAGCTAGTTTACTTGGAGGTCTTGCTGGTATATTAAACCAGTTAGGCCAGTTGGCAATTGGAGCTGGATTAGCTATAGAAGGTATAAAAAAAGCATTACAAACCTTAAATGGGCCAGTAGCAATTGCGGCTGGAGTTGCATTAATTGGATTGGCTGGTTTTGTAAGCTCAAAAGCTAAAAGTTTAGGTGGCTCAATGAAAGGAGGAGGCGGCGGAGGTGGAGCCTCAGTTGGTAGCTCTGGAGCTGGCGCTGGTAGCGCTTTCTCTGGAGGTGGCGCCCAAGGTGGTTTATTTCAGCAAAACAGAGACCTTAACGGCGAGTTAGTTGTTAGAGGTCAAGATTTAGTTTACGTTTTTGGACAAGCTAGTAACAGAATAAACAAAGGATAATGGCAAATGATTTTAGGTTACAAGCGGCGGTTAGAACTGGCCTTGGCACAATCACAATTAACGGAGTTGCTCCAGTCCAATTTTATACAGAGGGAGCGACGTTAACAATTGCAGTTAGTCCAGATTCGGGATTTCATACGGCCAAATGGTACGCGAGTCCAGGAAATAATTTGATTAGTTCGGCTTTGTCTTTCAGCTTTACGATGCCGTCAAACGACGTCAAATTAGCCGTTGAGTTGAGCGGCCAAAATACGCCAGTTAACGACTACGGCTTAAAGTATGAAGGCGGATACGCGACTAACTACGGCGGTCTAGTTTGGAACTTGCAAATACTAAGGACTGGCTATTCTGGAGCCGTTACGCCTTTGTCTATTAATGATATAACTTACAACTGGGGAAATACTGGAGACGACCCATTAAATACAATTGTCGGCTCTTCAGTAGACTTTACGATTGCTGGAGAAACCAACGCTTTTAACGAGTTTCTAGTTGGTGGAAATCGGACTTGGAGAGTATTGCTGAATCAGATTAGCGAAAACAATGATATTACGGATTGGCAAGGTGTTAACGTTACCAATTTTTATAAAAGCGTAGCGTATGGTAATGGCGTTTTTGTAGCTACTTTCGGCCCATTTAGAGCCTATTCATTAGACGGAATTACTTGGAATGAGTCAACGCCAATTGGTTGGCAAGCTAACGCCATAACCTATGGAAATGGCTTATTTGTTGCCGTTGGATATGCCATTGTTGTTGGGGTTCCAACTGCATTTGTTTTTACTTCAATTGATGGAATAAATTGGACTTCTAGAACTCCAGCCGCGACTAATAATTGGGTAAACGTCGCTTATGGAAATGGTTTATTTGTTGCAGTTTCTTCAAATGGAGCGAGTAATAGAATTATGACTTCGCCAGATGGGATTACTTGGACGGCTAGGAATAGCGGCATAAATCCTGATTTTAGCGCGGTTGCTTATGGTAATGGTATTTGGGTTGCAATTTCTACGGCGTCAACTGGAGGTACTGTATTTACCTCTTATGATGGAATAGTTTGGACTGAGCAAGCCGAAACATTTTCTCAATCATCAATTGCTTTTGGCAATGGCATATTTACTACTGGTAATTATAATTCAACAGACGGAATAAATTGGAATGTAAATGCCTTTGGAACTATTGCTAGAGGCATAACATTTGGTAACGGTTATTTTATTGCCATTACTGATGGAGGAACAAATAGAGTTTTATATAGTACTAATGCATTAAGCTGGACTCAAATACCAGCCGCTTCAACTGCGTCATTTAAAGCAATAGCATTTGGTGAAAATACTTTTGTTGCAGTTGCCGATGGAGGCGCTACAAATAGAATAAACTACCTTTTATTCGAAGGAGTACAACCTTTCTTTAGCGGTTACATTGCCCCCGACTTTATCACGTCTCAATTTAAGAGCGGAGTTAAACTATTTGAGTTTACTGCAATCGATGGTTTAAAAGGTTTGGATTCTATTAGGTCAAGTTTTACCTCATGGCCAGACCCTAGAACGCAAGCGATTTCTGGAATTGTCGGAGCTTTAAACCAGTCGTTTATTGATAAGCGCCAAGTTTTAGTTGGTTGCGAGGTTCACGAAACTAGAATGGATTCCGATGTAAGCGTTTTCCGTCAATTTAACGTACCTCCTAACGCAATTTATACCGATGGAGAGGTAGCTAAGTTTAGCAACGGCGTAAGGATTGAAAACGAGCAACTTTACTTGAAGGATACAATCGAGAGAATGGTAAATCCGTTTCTTTGCCGTGTCTTTTTGTGGAAAGATAAGTTTTACGTTATCCGTTTAAATGAGTTCAACAAGACCTCTTTTAAGACCTACACGTTCAACCCAGACACGTCGGTTGAGTCAACTCAAATGATTATCAACGGCGACGATATAAACGCCGATATAAACAAACCAGAGGAAACGGCTAGAAGAGTATTTACCGAGTTTAACGCGTTCCTTAATCTGGGTATCCTAGACCAAGATTCCCAAGGCGGAGTATTTGACGCTAAGTTTGAAGAGACCGAATGGAATCTAAACGGAGTAGGCTCCCCTTACGACGGAATATTTCAATTAAAGCTTTGGCAATACTTTAACGCTATTCCAACCAACCAACCAACCAGCGTTCCAAGTGGCGCAACGGCCTTGGTTCAATACGTGGCAGATGGGAGCGGCGAATACGTGCAAATCTGGACGACTACCACAACGGATGGAATAGACGACCCTAATATTAGTTATATCTCAGCGAATACAAATAGTACTGGCGGAGCGATTACAATTGCCCAAGAAACTGCTAATACTATTTCTTTGACGTTTAAATACATGGTCGAGCGAGTTGGCTCAGCTTTCCCAATAACCCCAGGAGCGCACGCAGTTGGATTAATGGTTAAGATTGGAAACCAATACTTGTCTCGTAGTGGCGCAACAACCTTTTCTTGGACTGGAACGGAAACGGTAATGGAGTTTTCGGTAACGGCTGGGTCTGTTTGGAATAGTATCGCAATCAATAACGTTCTAGTCCCAGTTGATGGGGACGTTGAGATTAGACTTTATCAATTGATTTGTAATGGTGGAACTCCTAACAGATATGTTGTTAGGTACGATGATTTATCGCTAAAGATTGAGAAAACAAGCGGTTTATCTTTGGCAAAGCTTGGCGTTAAAGGCGTGACTGGCTCACCTTATGCGAACGTTCATCCAGATTACAACACGTTTATAGGAGACGCGGTTACCAGCAACTCAGCCTCAGCGATTAGATTGATTAACCTTGATAACGTGGTTTCTGAAGGCTGGTCTCGAGATGGAGTAGAGGATATGCCATTGCTGGATATTATCGTGCAAGAATTGGCTAACCTTAAAGGCCGAACCAATTACCGAGTTTTAGCAACCTTGGAACGACGACCGATTGACCCATTTAGAGCGTTTTTATTTAACGAGCGTTATTGGGCTTTGGTTAGTTATCAGTTAAATTGCAGGACTGGAACGGCACAAATTGAGCTTTACGATTTAGGAATAGAACCGACAACATAATAATGGCAGACGTAGATATAAGTAAATATAGGGCGCAAGTGGTTAGGGATGGCTTTAGGCCATCCAATCCAGGCTTTGTGGAAAGCGAAGGACAAAATCCAGTCGACCCAGCTGGCAGCGGTCAAAACCATTTACCAGTTACAATCGCGGCCGTATCTACTGGCTTGGCCATTACAGACGCTCAAGTTTTGGGCGGAGCTGGTACGGTTGGACAATATATTAGGGGAGATGGTAGTTTAGCAGATTTTCCAGCTTCTACTGGCGGCGGTTCGTCTGTTAGCTATTATTTGAACGGCTCTGTTAGCCAAGGGACTATTGGCGCAATAGATTATAAAGAATTGAGCAAAGCGCCAGTTTTTGGCACAGGTACTGATATTTCTATAAATGCAGACGGATATATAGCTTCGTTTTTAACAGATGCAAATGACCCTAACCTGCTAGAAATCCCTGGCGGAAACTGGAATTTAGAAACGTATTTTAGCGCGTCTAGTAGTGGTGGTAATCCTAGTTTCTACGTAGAATTATACAAGTACAACGGCACGACATTTACGCTAATTGCGTCTAGCCAAAGCGCGCCAGAGTTAATTGCGTTTGGCACTAATTTAACGCCGTACTTTTCTACTTTGGCAGTGCCTACTACTACGCTGGCGGCTACAGATAGGCTGGCGATGAGATACTACGTTACGCATTCAGGCAGGACTATTACGCTACATACTGAAAACAATCACCTTTGCCAGGTTATTACAACGTTTACAACTGGTTTAACTGCGTTAAATGGCTTAACAGACCAAGTACAATTTTTGCAGGTAGGCACGTCTGGAACTGATTTTAACATTAGCAGCGCGTCTAGCACGCATACTTTTAACCTACCTACAGCAAGCGCGACTAATAGAGGCGCTTTAAGTAGCGCGGACTGGACAACCTTTAATAATAAAATGCCAGCGATTACCTTTAATGCTCCTTTATTTATTGCGAGTGGCGGCGAGGTAGGTATTACGCAAGCAAGTGGCAGCGCAAACGGATTCTTATCTAGTACTGATTGGACGACGTTTAACAATAAACAGAACGCGTTGGGCTTTACGCCAGTCCCTCAAACTAGAACGCTAACCATAAACGGGAATGCTTACGATTTATCTGTTGATAGGTCTTGGACTGTTGGCGATATGTTGTTAAATACTTATCAAGTAGTAACTGGTACTAAGGTATTTGACCCAGCTCGTTTAATAATGGCTGGCGATGGAACTGCGCAACCTACTAGTTTAGCAAATACTCAAACAAGTAATTCAGCTTTGGCTAGTCATAACTCTTTTGGGTTTAATGGCTCAAACAATATTTACTTTAATAAAGGAACGACTGCAAACGGCGGAATCTTCGCATTTAGCAACGCAGCTACTAGAACCTACACGTTAAAAGACGCCTCTGGAACGCTGGCCTTTACTAGCGATATTCCAAGCCTTAGCGGCTATGTGCAAGGCACAGGCACGACTAACTACCTGCCTAAGTTTACGGGAGCGTCTACGATTGGAAACTCCCAAGTTTTTGACAATGGTACGAACGTTGGGATTAATCAAGCAATCCCAACTAGAACATTAGATATTTTAGGAGCATCTGGAATTGGAACAGTCCTTAAATTACAAGGGGCAAGCGGGACAACTACTTATTTGCAATTAGCCTACAATGGGGCAACAAATGCACAAAGTGGTTATATTGGTTATAATAGCAGTAGTCAAATGCAATTTTTTACCAATGATACTCTTGCATTAACTATTGATTCCAATAGAAACCTTGGCTTGGGAGTAACACCAAGTGCGTGGGGTTCTGCATTAAGAGTAATTCAAGGGCCTAATTCAGATTTTGTATTTACAAGCCGATACCCATATGTTTTAAGTAATGGGTTTTTTGATACCTCTTGGAAATATGTAAATAGTGAAGGTGCTTCATTTTATGTGCAAGCCGCAGGCCAACACCAATGGTTCAACGCCCCATCAGGCACGGCTGGAAACGCTATCAGCTTTACCCAAGCGATGACCTTAACCAACACAGGCAACCTGCTAGTAGGCACAACCACAGACAACGGAGCAAAGTTGCAAGTTAGTGGGACGGCTACTTTTAGTAGCAACGTGACGGCCGCGAGTATTGCTTCAAATAATGGAGGTTTTAGATTAAAAGAATCAACAGTAACGTCTTCAAGAAACTGGATTATTGGAAACGATTGGCTAGTATATGGAGATTTAGCAATTGGTCAAAGTACAACTCAAACTGGAGCAACATATACTTATCCAATATATATTAACCCAAGCGGAAACGTTGGAATTGGTACAACGAGTCCTGAAAGCGGTTGGAAGTTTGATGTAGCTGGTTTTGCTACAATGGGAGGAACTGCTGGTAATGGTAGGCTTTATATTTCAAGCGAAGGGACTACAAACGGAGCAACCTATGTACAGGCTAGAAATTTAAGTGTTGGTACTCCATTAAGATTCTTTTCCTCTGTAAATATATTTGATAGCAACCTCCTAGTCGGCACAACCACAGACAACGGAGCAAGGTTGCAGGTTAGTGGGACGGCTACGTTTAGCGATAATGTAACAATTACCGCAAGTACTGGAAATAGTCCATTAAGATTTACAAGTACAACCGCAT